AAGTATGGATTAGAAACTTTAGAAATTGAATACAATAAGATCGTAGATGTGGCAGAAGGAATTTATAGTGAGGGCTTTGATAAAGCGATAGATGTAGCATTTGCTGTGCCAGGTGGATGGGAAAACCTCTCGGAATATGGCATTGATATAAATAATTTTACTGAGGAAGATCAGAAGATATTAAAGGATGGACCTCCAGACGAGTCAAATGACGAGACAGTTGCTGAATTAGAGAGAAACCCAGTAGAAATAAGAGACAATTTAAAAGCGTACAGACCCGAACTGTCATCAAGCCAATATGCACAATTACAGGAGTACGCAAAAAGTTTACAGAGTGAAGCTAAGATTATTGCTGTAAAGGGTGACGTTGATATGTTGAACGCAAAATTAGACGATTTTAACCTTACGAAATTATATACAGCAGGGAAAGGAAAGGAAGCAGCTAAACAATATTTAAGAATAAAACGAGCATGGAGTAAAGAAATGGATTATATGCAACAGACTTTGACTAGAAAATTATCGTATACAGAGAAGGAAAATGCCTTGGAAAAAGTTTTATTAAACAATGTTAACGTCCGAAACAAGCGTTGGTTAGACGATAAAAATATCAATATAAATTTTGTTGATAAAGATAGGCTTGATGATGTGTACGTTCAAGTTGAAAACTTTAAAGGAGAAAAAGTAAACGTATATTCGAGTGAAATTCGAGAGCCAGTGAAGGGTAAAATAATGGAATCATTGCGTACTGAAGGTGTACCTGTCACGCTAGCTGCTATCGCACAACTATGGGAAGACTACGGTAGACCAAAGACTATAGATGATGCCCATAAATGGAACGAAAAACTAGACAAGGAGAAGAAATAGCATGGAAGAAAATCCATTTAATCGGAGATTAAACTTCACACCTAGTCAGAACTATGAGGAAAAGAATCCTTTTGATAGACATTTTGAACGAGAAAATGAAAAGAGAGAAGGGCTATTAAAAGGTATATTGAAATCTGTATCGGAAAAAGATCCAGATAGGACAGGCGAAGCACAAAGACTAGCAAAGGAATTAAATTTACCAGAAGGTATTGCGCTAGATAGTGATGAAGCATTGCACTTGTTAAGGAATAAAAAACGAGAACAAGATATAAATTTAAGACGATTAGCCCAAACGAATCCAATATTACTTAGACAATTAAATGACCCTAGTTTTGCTGCATTAGCTTATGACGATATAGACCGTTTAGACAAATTTCCTAATTTTTTCGATAGCATTACAAGCCTTCCTAAAAATATAAGTCAAGGACTAGAAGGTGGAAAACTTGATCATGAGCTAGGACAGTTAGGTTATCTGTTGAAAGATGGGTTTTTAACCTACGATCTGCCAAATGGGTTTGCAGAGTTTGTAACAGGCGGTAAATTCATAGGTGACAAAGATAAAATAAGAGAATTAATAAAAGAAAAACAAGCAAGAAGAGCTGAACTTGCAGCAGATGGATCTGGTCTTTTTGAAGGTGCAGCTGCTTTTGTAGGACAACAATGGCAAACCATACCTTCTGCTTTAGCCTTTGGTGTAGCAGCAGCCAAAGGAGGAAAATCTGATCCAAGACTTTCTGGATTAAGTTTTGCTGGTGGTTTTGCAACTAAATTTGCAATTGATTCAAACATAGTTAACCAAGGACATTCATATCTTGAATACTTAAATACACCTGGCGTAGACGAGGAACAGGCAGCAATATATTCAGAAGCTGTAGGTATATTGAATGCAGGTCTAGAATTTATAGGATTTAAGTTTGCTACAGCACCAGCAAGGCAGTTTATAAAGAACAGAATATTAAGACTAGGTGGTGCAAAAGTTGCAAAGGAATTAACCAAACCGACTGTTAGGGCTGCATTTACACAATATAGCAAACAGATATTAGGCTCAATTCTGGCTGAAGCAAACACTGAAGTCGGCCAAGAAGCTATACAAATATTAGGTTTGGAATTATCCAAAAAATTTAGTGAAGCAGAATTGGAATCATTGTTTACGAGTCCAGAAGGTTGGGAAGAAATTGGGAATAGACTAAGCGATACTTGGATAGAAACAGCTAAAGGAATGACACTGCTCGGATTATTAGGCGGTAGTGGTAATTTCTATGTGAATATTTCTGACGCTAGAAGATCAGTTAAAGAAACAGCATTCATTGAAAAAATTAACGAAGAAGCAAAAAACAGCAAAGTAAGAAAAAGGAATCCAGACAGATTTGAAACTTATATACAGGAAGTTGCAGATGGAAAAGAAATATCTGATCTCTATATAGACGCAACTGTGTTTAGTCAGCAGTTAAATGAGAGTGGCCTTTCTGTAGAACAATTAGAATTAGTGTTGCCAGGAGTGGCGAAAGATTTAAAAGATATAAATAAAGCTGGTGGTGTCGGTGAGATTGAAATTCCAACTGGGCAGTATGCAGCAAAATTAGCTGGTACAAACTTTGGTGAAGTATTAAAACCACATTTACGTCCCTTTAGAAAAAGCAAAAGCCAAATAGAAGCTGCTGCCATTTTGGAACAGCAAGAAGCAGAGAAGGCACAGTTTAGAGATTTAATTACAAAACAAACAGAAGCAACACAGAAATTACAGAAAGAAACGACAGAAATAAAAGATAATATCAGACAGCAACTTAAAAATACGAAATTATATACACCTAAACAGGTTGAGTTGTTATCTACTTTACCTCGTGATTTTATTTCTACACTTGCTAAAGATTTAGATATGTCACCTAAAGATGTATTTAAAAGATACTTTTACAACATACAAGGGGTAGGTGATTTAAATATACCTAGACGTTCATTGTTTGATCAAAGTGGCAAAGTAAAAATTAATACTCCAGAATTTAAAAATTTCTTTGGCAAGTCAAAAATAAAAAATCCAGATGGTACTCCAAGAGTTGTATATCATGGCACTGTTGATAGTATTGATCGTTTTGATCTTGAACATCCTAATAGGTTAGACGCAGGGTATTTAGGAACTGGGGTTTATTTAACTACTGATAAGGGATTAGCTACTATTTATGCTAGAAACAAACAATCAAAAGTAAATGCAGGTCAGCTAACGTCAGATGATACAGGACCACAAGTAATGGAATTGTATGCACGTTTAGAGAATCCATATAGGGCAACAGTAGAAGAGAAAATAGCGATAAGAAATGGTGGGCGTGCAGCATCCGATGCCTTTAGAAATAAGTTGGAAGCAGAAGGACATGACGGTGTAATTATGAAAGAAGCAGGTGGAGAAGAGATAGTTGTATTTGACACCAAAGCAGTTAAATCTATAAAGAATAGCGGTACATGGTCAAGAGAAACTGATAATTTATATAAACAAGATCTACAATTGTTTGCGCAAAGAACTAAAGAACAAGTTAAAGGAAAGCCAGTACCACAAGCTTTATATCAAATATCTAACCTAAGAGAAAGTTTTGATTTTGCAAAAGGTAAAACATACGATACTAACCGTGATTTTAAATTGGCGTTACAAGAACGTGTTATAAGAGAAGCTAAAAAAGCAAAGGTTGACGTTAAGGAATTTACAGCAGAAGTAGAGAAGTATCTTGTACAAACTGTGTTGGAAGATGCGAAGTTTGCATTAGAGGAGAACGCAAATGCAGTTGGTTGGTATAACGAAAAGGTCTCTAAAGCTAAAGCATTGCTATCACTTATACACCCAGAATTAGCTACTGATCCTCAAGCAAATTTTGCTTTTACTTGGGCATTAGCTAATACATCTAACGGTATTAAAGTAGATAAGAATTTTGAACTTGCAGAACAAGCGTATAGTTATTGGGTAGAAAACGGTGAGTTTCCTAAAGATATAGGGATAGGTGACGCAAGCGATGCAATAAACCGTAATTTCAAATTGTTTAACAGATTAATTGAAGAAAAAGGATTTGAAGACTTTGAACAATTTATGAAGACAACGCACACCGTAAAGGAAGTAGAAGCATATACAAATGACGAAGTGTCTGGTGAGACTAAAAATGAAATCGTTTATGGTGCAGCAGTAATGGGTCCAAAAATTGGTAATGGATTCTTCGCAAATTTATATGGTAATTATGAACAATTAACTATGGATAGATGGTTAATGCGTACATGGGGAAGAATGCGAGGAGAGCTAGTTATTGATTATTCAAAACAAGCAAAAGTAAAACGTGGTCAACTTAAAGAGTTAATAAAGGCATTATCTCTAAAAGAAAAAAAATTATTATCAGAAATTATTGGAGTAAAAGTTAAGCTATCTAATTTAGATGAAGTAGGCGTTGCAATACAAAAAGCAAGCACAAAAAAAGCAAATAGAACGAGGATGAATGAAATAGCAACAGTTTTAGAAAAATCAGAAAGGAAACAATTTTTATTTGATTTATTAGGCAAGCCACAAAAAAGGTATCCACACATAAGTATTGGTAGTGAGATAAGAAAAGGCGGTAATGCATTGGCAAAATATTTAGACGGCCAAAAAGAAGCTCCAAGCGGTGCGCCAGAAAGAAGAAATATAAGGAAAGTTTTTAGTCAAGTGTTGACAGAGTTGCAACAAACCGAGAAAGATCTTACAATGGCAGATCTACAGGCATTGCTTTGGTATCCAGAAAGACGTTTGTATGATGCTGCTAAACTTGATTCACAAGAAACAAACTCAGGTTACGAAGATAACGAAGCACCTGATTATGCAAATGCTGCTGAATCTTTAGCTAGGCAGCAAGGCGTATCAGACGCTGACATTCAAACTACATTACAGGAGGTAGACAATGAACTCAAACGTCAGGCCACTATCGGCACAAGAGGAAGTGAATCTGGAGAAGGAGGAACAGGAGGAATACGAGAGACTGATACTTTCCAACAACAAAAAAGAACTGACGAAGCCACAGGACTCCCCATCAACCCAGATGGAACTGTCACCGTCTACCACCACACCAACAGAAGAGCAGCCGAAGGAATCAGAGCCACCAATCAACTTAGAAGTGCTGGAGAACCTGATGTCTACGTTACCACCAGAGCTATCGCAGACACTGGCTATGGTGATACCGCAGTTGCAATCAGGATCGACCCTTCTAGACTTAGTCTCGATGATGAATTCCCTAACGGACGAAGAGATTTCAGACTCAGTGTTGGAAAGCCTGGAGGAACTATTCGAGTAAAAGTAGGCGAATATGTTGAGGGACAAAGCAATATATTTTCACAACAAGTACCAGACGGATCTAGAGGTGGTTTTGACCCTACAACATTAACTACGTTACTGACACAAGACGCAGATATTT